GTCTTACCTTTGTATGTAGCTTCTGAAATAGCTTCTTTGATCTTCTTTGCCTTGCCACCAGATTCCCATTCTGGTCTTACTGGTGGAGTTGGAACGCTACCAGTAAATAGTTTAGAACCAGCAGCAATCTTGTTCTCACTATCAAACTTATTCTTGCTTGCTAGATCAGCAACTGACTGACCTGTCTTTGATGCAATACCAGATAGAGTATCGCCAGCCTTTACAGTGTAATCGCCAACCTTGCCCTTATAATAGTCAGGAGCCTTAGTTGTAATTGCTCCGCCCTTAACAGGCTCAATGTTCTTTGTGCTTCCCATACCAGGAGTTACGTTTGGCTTAGTAATTCCTAGTGACTTCTGTCGAGCAAATTCATCTTCGCCCTTGTTCAATGGCTTGGCGTCAGCAACCAATCCAATAGCTGCACCAACTGGTCCAGCAAACTTAGCTACTTTACTTAGAACGTTTACTGCTTTGCCAGCGCCTGCAGGAATCTGAACTGGTGCAGCTGGCTTTACTTTAGCCTTACCAGCATCGCTCATTCCTGATGATAGTTTATATCCGCCACTCTTTTCCATCCCACCAGATGTTGCACTAACAGTAGTTGGTCTTGAAGAAGAACCGAAACTGGCTGATGGCTTTGGAGCAGATGCTGGAGCAGAAGCTGTCTTTGGTGCTGGTTGATTGGCAGAAACACGCTGTGGTGTTAATGTTTTTGCTGTTGCCTGAGTTGAACCAGAGGTCATTGATCTCACGCCTCTTGGTGTAGTTGGCGACGAAGGATTGATATGAGTTCCCATTGGACCAGAACGATTAAAACCCTGATTACCAATAGTGCTTGTCTGCTGAGTTGTCTGATATCTACTGAGTCTTTTAGGACCCATATCAGCAGCAGTTGGAGCAGGAGCAGTTGTTGCCTGCATTGCAGCTTCTTTAATCTTTACAACGTTGCCAGTTTTCTTTGCAGCCTGTTTTCTAATTATTTTTGTTTTAATATCAGGATCTATTCCATGTGCACCAGCGTCTACGTCTATGTGCTTTCCATCTTTATGAATACGTGCAGTTGTTCCATGATAAGAAACTTTATCATCGGCTTCCCAATCAAATGGATGTTTAGCCCAGTTACGCATCAAATCTTGAGCGCCAGCTTTATGCGGACCTTCGATGCCACGCTTCTGTAAATTTTTCACAGCAAACTTAGTATGAATAACATCGCCTTCTTCAAGGCATTCTCTTACAACACGCTTGATAAGCTGACCAGGAGTTTCTTTCTTATAAATGTCTACCAATTCATTGCTCCCTATAAATCTTGAAGCCGGATCGTCTGGATTTTTGGAATGCTTCTCAGCATTTTCTTCCAGTCCAGCTTTATCTAATTTCTTATAATAATCTGGCTTTTCGCCGAGGTGGGCTAAAGCAATTCTTTTGGCATCAGCTGAATGGGTTGTGTGTTCTTTCTCAACCTTAATGCCTGCTTTAAGAGCCTTGTCAATTGACTCAACTGAAACCCCGTGCTTATCAGCAAGTTGGGCAGGAGTCATGACTGGCTTGTTTAATTCTTCTTCCTTAACTGGAACGCAATTAGGAACGGTCTTACCATTTTTCTTCTTCATGCCAATGGCTTCATAGCCCTTCCAGCATGCTTTCTTTAGGTCTTCATCAAGCTGGGCAGCAAAACCATCAGCGATAAATGAATTTACTCGGTCAAATGCAAATGAATCCGGAGTTCCGCCAAAGGCTTCGTTCCAGATTGAATAACCTCTACGATACACTTCTTCTAGTATATCCGTGGAGATGCCTGAATTTGAGGATTTTTTATAAAGAGATAATTTGGCCTTGTCAGTGAGTACGACAGACTCGCCTAGCTGAGTTTCAAATGTAGTAAACTTTTTCATCTGGAGTTTCCCTTGGGCTTTCCTTATATATGCGAGGTCTGGCGTACCCTTTTATACTCGCACTGACTGTTTATTTATAAAAAATATTATCTTGAGATCTCTTCCCAGTCCATAGAAGCGTATATATCAGCGCCTGCAGAATCTGTTGCAGCAACTAATGTTAACTCATAAGGAGAGGAAGTAAGTCCATTTCTTTCCAGCTGAAACTTAAATAGTGCTTCTTTTAAAATATCAACAGGACTTGAACCCTGATTAGAACCAGTGGTCCATCCGGAAGCCAAAATTCTACCGTCCGCAAAACTTGTTCCTGTAAGATTATATTCAACAGCAGAATCAGTTCCTGCGCTATTCCAAGTTCCACCAGTACTTGTGCCTGATGCTACAACTCGCCAATTATAATTAGCATTATTAGTAATACCCATTAATGATAGCGCAGTAAGAATAACAATAGCATCAAGTCTATTAGGAGAAGCCTTCAATCTAATTGAGATAACTGGATAGTATGTATTAACTGTTGTCAAATCTCTTGGCGTCCCAATAGCAGTTCCAACAGCTTGTTGAAGACCTCTTAGTTCATATCCGCCTTCAGAAATAACAGTGGAACATACTTGTTTTAGAGTTGTATTACTTGCAGTTACGCCTGTATTCTTTATTTCATATCTCAAAGGTAGAGAAGCTGTAGTCATATATGTTGACGTGATATAATTAGCATGGTGAAATGAATGACAGTGAATTATTCTACCATCAATAATAAAACCGCATCTTACTGTTCCCAAACCAAGCCATTCAATATCAATAAACATAATCTGCGATTTTGATAAATCTAAAGTGATACCAGATGGACTCGAAGTATCAGCGCCTAATAGAGTATCATAATTCCAATTAGACTGCGCTACTCTCGTTTCTTGCATTACTCCTGATGATAAAGACCTTTCAACCAAATATGCTGTATTATTTGCCACCTCAAGATAAATGCCATTGTTGGCGCCATAATAACCTACACGCTGACGAACATTAGTCTTAGGCTGCATGACAAATGTTTGTAAAATTTGTAAAGACTTGCCTGGTTGATAAGAGAAAACCTTAGTTGTCTCACGAATGATTTCTGCATTGTTGGCGGTTGTTAAATTAAGATTTACAAGACCTTCATTTTCAGAAAACGCATAAGTTCCACCAGCAGTATTAGAAGTGGTCCATAGATTGTTGTCACGATAACGGTGAGAAGAATCAAAAAGAGTTAGTGGGCTTGATACTCTGGCTCTACCAAAAGCATCAACAGCAGTTCCTGTTGGGTTTGCTGGTCCAACTTGATTACCATATTGATCGGCGAGCATAACAACTTCAAATAATGTTTTATTATCAGGCAAATATTGATGTGTATCTTTACGAAACTGTGCCATTATTTTTTCTTTCTAGATTTTAAGAAGTCGCCATTTTCATCAGAGTTCCAATACTCTAATGATTTATCTCTAGTAACAGTGCGTGGATTAAACTCTTTAAACCCAATCAAATTATATTGACTGTCTTTCATCATTTTCATCAAAGCGCCGTTTTGTTGATCTTTTGCTAAAGCATTGGCACCAATATATTGTTGCAAAGGATCGTTCTGAACTGCTGGATTACCAGAAACATCACCAAACCCTCTTACCATTTCGCCACCAGCAACTGTTTCTTCTTTTAGTTTTTTCTTAGTTGGTTTTACTGGTTTCTCTGGTGGTTTAGCATTACGAATATCATTCATAAGCGAAGCTGCTTGCTCGTCAGTCATATGACTTGGTGCGCCTGCACGGAATCCTTCAAAATTATTATTTCTTGCGTGAACTCTTTGACCAGTTCCAGATACACCTTCAATTCCTTCAGCGTCTGGATCTCTACCACCAGCTGAATGAACTGTAATGTTCATATCAGTGCCATAATGACCATGTGCACCTTCAACGCCTTTATATTGATTTAGCAATTTATCAAACTGATCAACTCTATCTTGACCAACTACAACATGTAAGTTTCTCACACCTTTACCATAAAGATTAGAAACTTGATTCATGATATTAGGGCGTTCAGGAGAAGAAGTTGATACATTGGCTCCGGGAAATGCCAATTTAGCATGTCTTAGCTTTTGTTCAGCAGTTAATGGGTTCTTATCACCATCATGCGAATGAGATAAAACAATGCTATGACCTGCATCTAAATTTTTAGCAAGATCTGTAACATGATTGACAACTCGTTCATGACCAATCGTTGGCGGATTGGCTCTCATGAACGTCATTACATGAGTTGAACGATCGGATTCAATTAAAAAATTACTGAAGTTGATCTTCTGCATTTGCTACCTGCTGTTTCTGGAATGCGCCCTTCAAGAAATTTAGGCGATTGAATTCTCTTCTGTTATTAAATTTAGAAGCATTGCCTTTCTTATCAACAACAACTGTTCCTTCTGGTCCAGTGTGTTCACCAGCAACACTATGTTCGTATGGAGAGTTCTTTGCTAGAACATTAGTCAATACATTCTTAGCGTCTTGCAAATGCCCATGAACCTTCAATAACTTATCGAAATGATCTCTGTTGTTACTAATATGAGAAAGTAATTCACCATGCGCCTGTATTCTTTTTTGTTTGGCTGCATCTGTATTAACTTTCTCAAGATCTTTCTGATGACGAGCAGTCAAATGATCCATATATCCTTGAACAGAAGCATTACCACCAGTTCTAATCATATTATTAACATGAGCTTCTAGTTGTTCACCATGCCCAGCAATAGCATCCATAGCTTCTGGTTTCATAGAAGCATAAGCTCTTTTTGCTTTATCCATATGATTAAGGAATGCTTTTTGTTCTTCAGGAGAATAGTTAGCTGGATTAACATCTATAGTAGGATCAATATTATTAACGTCAGGATGATCTTTAAACTTAGCACGTGTCTTAGCATCAAGTGGTTGAGCTGACATACTTTGTAAACCACCACGACCAGTATATTTTGTATGAACAACTACACCTAATTTCTTTTTCATATTTCTGCCTTCAGGCGAATTACTTGGTGCAGAATATGTAAGAGTGTTAGGTGTTACAGAAGTTTTACCACCCCTTGAGACTGCATCTCCTTCTGTATGCATAAGATCGCCTTGATAAACTCCGCCTTCTTTTGGCATAACACCGGGAAGATGCTTCAACGCATGTTTTAGTTTCTCGACCAATCCAGGAGCATGTCCATGATTCTT